GTAAACAATCCAACTTTTGTTACTGGATCTACATTTACATTATCAGCATCAGAACCAGAAACAGCCACAGTGACAACTCCAGTTGTAGTTACTATTGATGGTACTACTGTTGCTGATTTTATTGCTGCAGTCAGTGCCGCAGGTGTTGACAATGTCAGCGCCTCGGTCAACAGTGCTGGCTCTATAGTGTTTACACACTCTACAGGTGGCGACATTTACCTAGTTGAGGGTACACATACTCCATTGGTTGATGCTGGATTTACCACAACAGTTACCGGTATTCGTAGCACATATGTCAATGGTTCTGCCATTGGTATCACATTGAGCAACTGGGTTGGATCACCAACATTTACTTACATTGCTGCAGGTAGTCCTCCTGAAATTAATCCAGCCGATGGAACACTTTGGTATTACAGTGATGCTACCACAGCTGATATTATGATTCAAAATAATGGAGCTTGGGTAGGTTATCAGAATGTCACAAACGATGTGCGTGGTTACAATTTGAGTACTACAAATGCTGCTGGCCCAATATTCAGTACCACAGCACCAACCACACAGACCGACACAGCTGAAAGCCCACTGGTCTACGGTGACCTATGGGTCGACACCAGCGATTTAGAAAATTATCCTGTATTCAGTCGTTGGGAAAATGTCAGCGGGCAAGACCAGTGGGTACAGATCGACACCGCAGATCAAACCACAATCAATGGTGTTTTGTTTGCGGATGCACGTTGGGCACCCAACGGCACAACCAATCCAATTACAGATCCTATTCCTCCAATTGCCACCGGATCAACACCGTTGATCACCAGTGACTATTTGGATCTTGATGCACCTAATCCATTATTATACCCAGAAGGTATTTTGTTATGGAACACACGTCGTTCAGGGTTCAATGTCAAATCATTCCAAGTCAACTACTTCAACGCTATAGATTATCCTTATCCAGATGTATTGCCTGGTGAACCCGATGCCTGGGTAACTGCTAGTGGCAATCGTGCCGATGGTGCTGCCAACATGGGGCGTCATGCTCAACGTGCTTTGATTGTCAAGGCATTGAGAGAGGCCATTGACACTAACGCACAATTGCGTGAACAACAAGCACAATTTAATTTGATTGTTTGCACACAATATCCAGAGTTGGCACCAAACATGCGTGTTCTCAACAACGATCGCGGCGACACAGCATTCAGCTTGGTTGACACACCTTTACGGTTGGATCCAGCTGATGTGGTAGCTTGGGCCACCAACAACAACGGTCTAGGACTAACATTTGGTGATGGCAATTTGGCACAAGGTGATTCATATAGCGCTGCTTTTTATCCAAGTTGTACCACAACTGACCTAACAGGAAATGTGGTAGTCACAGCACCGAGTCATATGATGTTACGTACGATTATTCGCAGCGACAGTGTTAGTTACCCATGGTTTGCACCAGCTGGTCTACGCCGCGGTGTAGTCGACAATGCCCTACAGATTGGTTACTTACAGGCTAAAACAGGCGAATTCCAACCGTTGGGTGTAGGCCAAGGCCTGCGCGATGTGTTATATCAGAATGATGTCAACCCGATTACATTTATTCCAGGCACAGGTATTACTAACTTTGGTAATCATACCTTGCAAGGCGCTGCCACAGCACTTGATCGTATCAACGTAGCACGTTTGGTAGCATACCTGCGTGGTCGATTAGAGATCATTGGTAATCAGTACCTGTTTGAACCCAATGATACAATTACTCGCAGTGCAATACAAGCGCAAATTACGTCACTCATGGTCAACTTGGTCAACAAACGTGCTCTTTATGATTATTTGGTTGTTTGCGACACAACAAATAATACTCCGGCAACAATTGATGCCAATGAGTTGTATGTGGATATTGCAATTGAACCTGTCAAGGCTGTAGAGTTTATCTACATACCAATGCGTATTCAAAACACCGGCGAGATAGCAGCACAAGGATTGGCATAATTGATACCGGGCAACCTAAAAATTGCCTGGGTTGATTACCATAAATAAAGTATATTAGGAGAATAACAAATGGCCACATCATCATTAACTAAACTGACCGTACCGTTGGCCAGCGATCAAAGCAGCCCAACACAAGGTTTGTTAATGCCAAAACTAGCGTATCGCTTTCGCGTTACGTTTTTAGGATTTGGAATAGGTAAAGAAACTACAGAATTAACTAAACAAGTTATAGATTTTAAACGTCCTAATGTGACCTTTGCTGACATTGATGTTCCGATCTACAACAGTACGATCAAATTGGCCGGCAAATATAACTGGGAAAATACTACCTGCACAATTCGTGACGATGCCAGCGGCTCGGTTACCAAACTGGTTGGCGAACAACTTCAGAAACAATTAGACTTCATGGAGCAAAGCAGTGCCTCGTCTGGTATTGATTATAAATTTACTACAGTATTCCAAGTATTAGACGGCGGCAATGGCGCAAGTGCTCCTATTGCATTAGAAGAATGGAATCTCCTGGGTTGCTACTTACAAGGTGTTGACTACGGTACTACTGACTATTCTAGCAACGAAGTAATGAAATTAGCGTTGACCATCCGTTTTGACAACGCTTTACAAACAATTGGCGGCGGTGTTGGTGTACCTTCACCAGTGACAAGTCAACGATTAAATGGAGCAGCCACAGGCTGATAGCCTGAATGGCCAACGAATATCTTCGGCCCTTTCCGCCTGATCAAGGGCTAAGAGATTATACTCACGCTAGCAAAACATTTGGTGTCTCGGGCGGCAGTTATAATCTTGTTCCTCGCAACAAGTTTCTATTCTATGTTTATTTTAATCTAAACACCAATATACCTGCGGTGTCCAATTTGGTTTCGGGCGGCAAGTCTAATACCATTGGGTTGATGGTTAAAACCGCACAGTTACCCAGTTATGAACTGGCTGTTGGTGAGATGAACCAATACAATCGAAAACGATTGATTCAAACCAAAATTAATTATAACCCGGCACAGATAGTATTCAATGATGATGCCAGCGATTTGATTCGTAACATGTGGTACCAATATTATCAATACTACTACAGTGATCCAACTTACAAATATGGCAACACACCTGCTCAATCAGGGCTCCTGGGAAAACTACAAGTGCCTGCAATCTTTGGTGGTGCAAGTTACACCGCCAACGATACCTACAGTGCTAGTAGAGGCATACAACATTGGGGACTCAGTGGGCAAGGCTATAGCAATCCCTCACTACAAAGTTTAGCAACTTCCTTGCTAACTGGACCTGCCAGTGGTGTAGAACCATTTTTTAATGACGTTACCATCTACGGCATGAATCAAAAAAGTTATGCACAGTACACTATGATTAATCCGTTAATCACAAGTTGGGCTCATGATACCTACGACTACAGCCAAAGCAACGGAACAGTAACACACACTATGACTATCAAATACGAAAATGTCAAATACTATTCAGGCGACATTGGCGGAGCTAATCCCAGCGAGCCAGTTACTGGATTTGCAGACACAAATCATTATGATACTACTAAGAGTCCAATTGCCTCCGACGGCAGCTGGAACATTCCTAATCCTGCTGGCAGCAAGCAAGATTTACAAGCATTGGCATCTGGTCAGAATACTTTACAAAATGTCATTGGTGCAGTTGGCCAGTCATTGGTGCCAGTGGCCAGCTCCTTCTTAGGCGGCGCCTTGGCAGGTTCTGGTGCTTACACACAAAACATATTGCAGAATTTGGCTCCGGCACTGGCCGGTGGAACTCCGGCGGCAGCACGGTCTGGGCCATTTTTTCCTCTTGGCTCGGCCAATAATACAGGAGTTTAATTATGGGATCAGTAAACGTTCCCAACACCAGTACTGATTTAACAGTACAAATCTTTGATCGATTTTATGGGTATCAACAACAGGTACCGGTAGATGCTTATGATGCGATCAACAGCTATTTTCAATCAGTGTTTACTTCTAAAGAAGCTGCTGGTAATTTTACTGTGAGCATATTTCGAATCAGCAATGCGACCGGGATTCCTGCAATGACACTGTTACAACAACTACAAGGACAAACCGGTCCACAAATCACAGTAACATTGTCCTACTACCTGAATATTATTAGAAGTAGAAGTACTTTGTTGGGTCTCAATGTACCTATTCAGCCCAACTATTATGTTTCGCATAACATTAGGATTTGACCCGTGCCTAATTTTCGTCAAGGCGCCTACACTGTAAAAAACACAGCCAAGTACGTGGGCAAAGGAACACCAAGATATCGTTCAGGTTGGGAACTTACATTCATGATGTTCTTAGATTCAAACGATAATATTCTAC